TGAGCGCAAGACCAAGGTGAACGCCTTTGCATTGAGCGACCCCTCCAAGCTGTCAAGCGAGGCGGCGGGTTACCTCGTGTGGTTCGGCATGCAGGCAGGCGCAAAGGCCGAGGGCGTTGAACTCGACGTTGAGTTCATGGACGTGCTCGATGACCTCACGCTGGCGCACGTTATGCGCGCGTTTGAACTGCTCGTGCAGGACGTTCCGGGCGAAAAAAAAGCGTGAACGGATCGAGCGAGCCCGCCACATGGTCGGACGTTATGCAGATGGGGCTGGGCCGGATGGGCTTGGCCCCGTCTTCGTTTTACGACCTCACCCTCGCCGAGCTGCGGATGGCGTCAGCGGGCTACCTCGACGCCTACGAAGGGCGCGAGCGGATGGAGTGGGAGCGGGCGCGGTGGATGACACTGCGCCTCATTATGCCGCACGTGAAGAAAGGAAGTAAATTGCAAGCGCAGGACTTGGGTGTATTCCCGTGGGAAAAGCCTGAGCCCGGCATTAAACTCACAAAGGACGAGCTACGCGTTCGCCTTGAAAATCGCGATAAATGGCACGTTTAGGAGACCTCGTCGTAACCATCGGCGCAAAGACCAAGAGCTTCGACAAGGCTCTCGGCGACTCAATGCGCAAACTCAAGAATTTCGGACGCAACACCAAACGCCTCGGAAAAGACCTGAGCATGGGCATCACCGCCCCGCTCGCTGTCATGGGCGGCACAGCGGTGCAGGCGTTCAGGGTGCAAGCCAAGGCCATCGCGCAAGTCGAGGCAGGCCTGCGCTCGACGGGTGGACAAGTTGGCTATACCTCCAAGCAGCTCCAGGACATGGCGAGCAGCTTGCAAGGCAAAACGCTGTTCGGCGACGAGGACATTTTGCAGAACGCCACCGCGCAGCTCCTGACCTTCACCAACATCAGCGGCGACCAGTTCGCACGGACGCAGCAGGCCGCGCTTGACCTTGCAACGCGATTGGACGGTGACCTTAAAGGCGCGTCGATTCAGTTGGGCAAGGCGTTGAACGACCCAGTGGCAAACTTGAGCGCGCTGTCCCGATCGGGTATTCAGTTCAGCGAAGAGCAAAAGGAGGTCATCAAATCGCTCGCAGAAAGCGGGCGGTTGGCTGAGGCGCAGTCGCTGATTCTTGACGAGCTTAATAGCCAATACGGCGGCAGCGCGCAGGCAGCAGCCAAAGCCGACGGCGGGTTGACCCAACTCGCCAACGCGTTTGGCGACCTGCAAGAGCAATTCGGGGCTATCCTCGTGGACGTCCTGCGGCCCGTGATTGACTGGGCGAGTGACATGGTAGCAAAGTTTCAAGGGCTTTCAAAGGAGACCCAGCAGTACATCGTCGTCGGCGCGGGTATTGCGGGAATGCTTGGCCCGCTGCTGTTTCTACTTCCGCAAATAGGCGCAGCGTTCACTCTCATGACAGGGCCAATCGGGCTGACCATTGGCGCGCTCGCACTACTTGCAACTGCGATTTACGTCTTTGCGGATGAGGTAAGTGGGCCGATTGCGGGAGTGGTGAACTACTTTATTGAGCTCTACAACGAAAGCGCAAACGTACGGCGGCTTGTTGGCTATCTAAAGCAGTCATTCGTCGAGAATTTTAAGATTATCTGGAACACAATCACCACCGTGGTCGGCCTGCTCAAAGATATGGGCACGGCGTTATTTAAGTTGCTTACAGGTGACTTTGAAGGTGCTTTCTCGACATTCAAGGAAGGGTGGAAAGATGCTTTTGATAGCATCGTAACGCAAGCCAAGGAGACCGCGCAGTCTATCATTGAGGCGATGAACGCCGAGGCTAAAAAAGAGCCTATCGAGTTGGTCACGCCCGAAAGCATCGCAGGCGGTATCAAGCGGCTTGGCGGATTAAAGGATGCTATTGACAACATGTTCAGCGGCGGCGGCGGCGGAACAGCGGACACAGCGCAAGCGGCAGGGACGACAGCAAAGCCGCAGGTGAACCTTTTGCCCGAGCGCGGGCTCGTGGCTGCATCGGGCCCCGTGGCGGCGATGGCTGCGGACATGGGTAAGATGCGCAACGAGTTCAGCATGATGATCGACATGGGGCCGCAAATCACATCGGCGTTCGTCGGCATCGGCGAGGCCATCGGCGGGCTGGTGTCGGGCACAATGACGATGGCCGACATCATGGGCCAAGCGTTCGCAGGGCTCGGCGGCTTCCTGATGGATTTGGGCGCGCAGTTCGTGAGCGCAGGCGTGGCGGCGTCGCAGTTCTATGCATCGCTCATCAGCAACCCGCCTCTTGCAATCGCGGCAGGCGTCGCGCTCGTGGCAGCAGGGGCCGCGATTAAGGGCTTCCAATCGCGCGCGCAGCAATCCCCGCCCGCGCTTGCCAAGGGTGGCCTCGCGTTTGGCGAGACGATGGCAATTGTGGGCGACAACCCCAACGCAGGAACCGACCCGGAGGTCATCGCGCCGCTGTCGAAGTTGCAGGGCATGATGGGCGGCGGCGGGCAGCACGTCACCGTAACGGGGCGCATCAGCGGGCGCGACTTATTGCTTTCAAACGACCGCACGCAACGCGCGCGGGCAAGATATGGCGGGTACTAATGGCAACACGATTCAGGGGCGAATTCACGGACGACAGCGGGCAGGAGTGGCGCGTCGATGTCCTCGACAACACGTTCAGCGGGGCGGTGGAAACCATCCCGATGCAATCGCCAGGCTTTACGATTGAATGGAACGGCGGTGAGGATAAGCACGCGCCCATTATCGCGAGCAGCGTGCAGGCGCATTTTCTCATTAATGAGGCGGGCGATCAATCACTGCACACCTTGCTCGCGTCGCAGGACGAAGGTCGTTTTGCGCTTGGCATCTACACGGTGAACGGTGGCACGCCGACCTTGTGGTGGTGCGGTACTATTCTAACCGACCTCATCGAGCTCGATGACGACTACTTCCCTTACCCGATTACCGTGACCGCAGGCGACGAGCTCGGGCTAATGACGGAAGTGGATTACGACAACGACGGCACTGCGTACGCGGACAACGTCACAACCATCGGCCACGTGCATCGCGCGCTACTTAAAGCTCGGCACGTTGAGGAATTTTTCAGCGCGTCGGACGCGTTCCTGCGTTACTCCGATGACTTTTTCAGCAGCGACCAAACCACTGGCAGCTCAATGGCGCTGCACTACATCCAAAGCAACACGCTGTACATCCCAGAGGGCGATGGTATCACGCGCCCGTTGACGTGCCGCGAGTTGCTTGAAAGCATTTGCGTCACCTACAACGCGCGGCTGATGTTTGCGGCGGGAGTTTATCGCTTTATCCCAATAGGTAGGCTTGTCGACACGCAGACCTCCATACCCTACAACGTCATCAATTACGACGGGACGGCGGGCACGCCAGTTACCGATTTTACGCTCGACGTGGCGTTGAGTAGCTCCATGCACAAGCTCACGGGGTGGCAATTCACCTTCGATCGCCCATACAAGGAGGTCAGACGAGAACGCTATTTTTACGGAAACGCTGCAATTGTCTATGATAACATCCACAACGTCATCGCCGAAGGAACAATCAGCGACACGGGTCAGACCTACTACGAGGACGAGGTGCTCAAGTTCGGCGGAACCATCCGCCAAACTTACGCGGCAGACGGCACGAGCACGGGCAGCGCGCGCCTCGGTCGTGCACTGGTACGGGTTACGTTCAAGGTGGGCGGCAAGTACCTCAAGCGTAATTACACGTTCAGCGGTACAGCCTACGATTTCCAAATGCAGCCGGGCGACGTTCTCGAATATACCCCTGGCGTCGCGGGCGCGGTGTCATGGGAAAGCACCGCGAGTACCTACGACATCCTACTGCCAAGGTTCGACCGCAACGCAGGGGCGGCAGGCTGGTCTGAAATCGCGCAGGAAATCGCCGTAGTTGCCCCTGACCTGCCCGAAGATTTGGACGGGCTTGATGTGTCTGTGACATTAAGCGACGTAAGTGCAACCGGAGCTCTCACCAACGTCACGACGGAGACAACCTTCACCTGCAAAATCTACGATTTCGGCGCGTACAAGGTGGGCGACGACAACGGCGACGTGCTGACCTACAAAGCATCAAACACTAAAGGCCGCGACATTCTCGACCAGCCTGCTGTGTACATCGGCGATGTAACCGCAGGCGAAAGCATCGGACGCATCCGGGTAAACGACGGCGGCAACGTCATCGACTCCAATAGCTGGCGATCGCTTGCCAATCCGTCGGCGACGCTCGCGCTGCATCGGCTCGGCGTTCAGGAGGTCGCGGGATTGTACAACGGTGTCACCGAGGGCGCGCTCGGCACGCTATACGGCGACACAATGCACCCCGGCAACTTGCTTGCAAGCGGCTCGGATTATTACGCAGCCAAGCGCGTTAAGTTTATTGCGAACGAACGCCGCACGGACGTCGATTTGTTTCTGATTGCATGGGACAACACTGGCACAACGACCGAGGCGGAAGCCGCAAAAAACATCTTCCCAAACCAAGGCAGCGGCAGTATTGGCGAAGGCACGCCAACAGACCAAACCAGCGGCGATCCCGACAGCTCGCTCGCGCTTTCAATCTTCCTTAATGGCTAACTCCTACAAAACTGACGTACTGGCCGTGGCAACCACGGGCTCCGACGTGGACTTTTTTACCTCGCCGACGGGCGGGTGCATCGTTCGCGATGTGATGATTTACGCTAAAACCGCAAGCACTACGGTGAGCGTGCTTTACGACGACCGGGTTGACGACGCGCAAATCGCGACCGAGACCTCAATGGCGTCGGGCGACACCTGGCGCCCATTTGCCACACCAATCGGCATGCAACCCACCCACAAGCTCAGCGTGAACACGAATGAGGCGGTCAACGTGCTCATCACCTACGTGGAGTTCGATTAACTTGCAGCATGAATTGGGACTTAATCATCGGCGCGGGCTCCGTCGCTCTGCCCATCGCGGTCGCCCTGTGGAAATGGGGCACGACCATCACCAAGTTCATGGCCTCAATGGAGCAGCGGGTCACGTCGCTGGAGAAAGCCGAAGACACCGTCTGTAAACGGCTTGAGGACATGGAAGAGCGACAAAGCGAACGCCACGAGGGCATCACCAAAGCCATCGCCACACTCCGTGAAGAGCTCATCGCCACAAACTCCATCAAACCCAAATCATGAAACTCCGACACTTTACCCTCGATGAGTTCGATTCACCCGATTCACCGGGCAGCGGGTCGAACATGCAGCGCGACTTCTTAGAAATGCTCGACGAGGCCCGCGAGCGCGCAGGCGTTCCGTTCATGATAAACAGCGGATACCGCA